GTGATTGACCTGCAGGACCACCTTGTACCCATCCTAAATTGTTTGTTTCAAAATAGCTTGGCAATGCATATACTTGGTTATTAATTACAGCGTTATAACCAATTTCATGTTGATAAAGCGTTACAAGATTTTGAACGTCAGTATTAGTAAGAACAATATACCAGCCAAAACCACCGCCTGGAACAAAATCACAAGCCATATTTTCATCAGGCGTAACTGTTTGCGAAATGCTAACTTCATAATCCCCTGCTCCTCCGTTGCCCGAAATATCAGACACAATTTGTGTACCTGGTGTAACGCTAACGCCTGTTACGTATTGACCTGGGTATAAGTAACCACCAATTACATTAGATACAGTCATGGTAGTTCCGCTAATAGAAGCGTCTACATAAGCTGCCAAAGAAGTCACTGTTTCACCCACTGTAAAGCCATAACCTTTACTTGCCATAGCAACCTCAGTTACTTCACCTGCTGTAACAGTTACTGTAGCATAAGCATTTTGACCACTTACACTACCTACTAATGGAACTTGATAATAAGATCCATCGGTATAACCTGACCCGCCGTTTGTAACTGGAGGATAATTTTGAATTGCGCCAAAGCCATTAGGCGTTGTGGTTGGACTTGTATACCAATCCATAGCAATAGGATGTCTAAATACTTGTGAGAAATAACCTGCTGATCTTCTAGCGCCTACAGACTCCCCTGCGTCATACCAACAATTTTCTCGAATGTTATAAATAATTGCATCATTGCATTCTTCTGAATTTCCGCGCGGATAGTACCACCAAATTTCTCCGTATCGAGGAACTTTTGTAGCCCAAACTTTTTGACGTTGGCTATAATTTAAATTGTCAAAGAAATAATTTTGATTAAATGTATTTGGCACTTCTTTCACAACGCCGTTATACATTAAAAATCTATCAGTACCAATCCAATAATAAATACCGTCATACTCAATTACACATTGTGATGAAAGTATAGAGCTTTGTGATGATATTAAATCGTAACGCCAATAGAATGTAGATGATGTACCAACACCGCTTGATACTGTAGTTGGCGCGTAAGACACACGAATTAATGAATCAAGAGACCAAAATAATCCTGACGGTGCATTAGTACCACCACGAATAGGAAGACCTTTTACAATCTTTGTAGAAGCTACATTTGTTTCATTTGAGTCGGCAGAAACCCAATCATTAAGATTGCCTGCAGCATTATTTTTAATAAGACCATTGTTGCCATATATAAATGTATAAGGATGTAATACAACAACACCACCTGAAACTTCAATTTGATTATCAAAAGTAAATGTTACTGGAGTATCTAAGCATGAAAATACAGTAGTTTCAAAACCAGTTCCCACAGGCAGTGTTGGGCAAGTTAAAACATCACCTACAAGATAACCATCACCAGTATTGTTGTGAACGCATGATGTAATTATACCTCCTGCAATAGTAATGTCAGCTGTAGCGCCAGTGCCTGTGCCACCTACTAAAGGTTCGTCTGTATAAGACCCATCCGTATAAGATGATCCTGGATCTGTAATTGATAAAATATTTACAGGGGCGCCTACAGGGTTAGTTAAAACAACAGTAGTGCCGCCAACAATAGAAACTACATAAGTATTTGGAGGAACATTTGTTCCCGTTACCAATTGACCTGGACCTACTAAAATATTAGTTACATCTAATATGATAGTATTGGTGCCATTAGCCGTACCTGTGGCTGTAAATACACCAATAGGAGAAAGTGTTGTGCCTGTAATGTCTCCGCCTAATACGGGCGTATTAAGTTCGTTTGTAATATCGTCTAAATTTAAACCGGGGTGAGCTAATAATGTTTGTAAGTTGGTTCCCCCTGAATCAAACTCAGAATCCATCTGCCATAAATTTCTATCATCAGGTGTAAATCCTGTAAGGGTAAAATCTAAAACACCTGTCCCTACCCCATTGTTATTGATAGATAGTGTTTGCATACCATTGTTATAGCCACTAAATACAGCGTTATATGAGTTTTGCGGATCAAGATATATTCCGCGAGAAGGACCGGCAAAGAAAGGTGATATATCAGAATACCCTTGTATTTTACGAGGGCGACCGCGCTGAAATCTTACCCATTCACCATCGTTATAATAGTTTCTGTCAAAGAGTGTACCATCGCGTTGGATACCTGGTTGAGTATCTAGTGCAAATACTTTCTTTGTCATTTAGAAAGTTCCGCCTAAAATACCGCCGTCAAAATTTCCTATACCATAAATTTGTAATCCACCTGAATTAAATCCTGCAATGTTTGTTCCTAATATTGTTACACCAAGCCATCCTGCACCAGGTCTATATAATCCTGTAGAAGGTTCAGAAGCAAAATATAATGAAGGATTTGAAACACTGCCGTCAGCTAACGAACTTACAGAAGCGCCTGCTTGAACAGTGTTTGCATTAAAAAAGTTTGTGCCATCGCATACAAGCGTTGCTTGATTACCTGCATCTACGGTTGCTATTGCACCGCCGGGAACGCCTGTTGTTAATGTTAAAGTAAAAGCACCCGCAACTGTTTGATTACTTACTACGTAAAGAGCCACAACAGGAGGATATGTAACTGTTACATTGCCTGTTAATGTACCTACATACTCTTGAATAATTGTAGTAGCTTCAGAGGTTGATAGTGTGTAGTTACCGTTTGTTACATTTTTAGTAAGTGCGGTAAAGAAGAAGTTTGTGCTTGTGCCATAGCCTACGGTAACGTATTCACCGCCTGTACATAAAATTAAACAAGCTTCATTTGGCTGAAATAATTTATTTGTTGCTAAGTCAATTGTGTCTGTTCCTGTACATTGTAAAACATAAGAACCAGTTCCATTATTTTTAAATAAACAAAACCAATTGTCACCTAATGATGCAGCAGTAGGCAAAGTAGCGTAATCAGAACCACCGCCCCAAATTTTTAATTGTGCTCGATCAGAATCTAAAAAAGTATAAGCTGATGTAAGTGATGATGTTGGATGAGATTGATTTAATGTTGAGCCAATTGCAAGTAAACCTAAACCTTGTAATGTAGCTGCGTCAGGTGCTGATGTTCCGATACCAAACTCGACAACACCCCATACACCTTCTGCTGTTGAATTATCGGTTACATAAATGTATTTAGCAGCGCCAGGATTGATAGTGCAAATTGGGTTTGTGAAATCAAAATCATAGACAATGAATGGCTCTGAACCATAGTTTCTAATTAAAGCATCTTGGCCAACAGATATTTGATTTGCAGGAGGCATTGCCAATTCTCTTGAAACAACACTAACATCAATATCCATAATTCGGGCTGCAACATCAGTGCTTACATTCCCGTTAATAGGCCATACAAGCTGAATATTACCTGTATTTAAGTTATAAGCAGCGTAACTAACGTCTGTAGGTTGTATTACATCGCCAGCAAAAGGTGAGTTGTATGTAGTCATAATTAAGTGTCAAGAACAGTTGCCTGTCTGTCTCCAATACGTTGAGTGTTTTCTTGTTTAAGCGTATTCATAATGGCGGTATATTGTTGTTGCCACATAGGTAAACGCTCATCATTCTTTAAGAAAGGCATCGCTTGTAGGAGCGAGCCATAAAGTAATGCTTGTGGTGCGTAAATAGTAAACCAATTAGTTTGGTTTGTAGAATCGAGAGGTTGAACGCGCTCATAATAAAGCACTTCAAAACTGTATGGTAAAGCAGGTGTTGGCGCTACAAGCCAATTATCATAGTTATAATCTGAAAAGAATTTTGGAACGTCTGTTTGAGTGTCATCAGGCCAGTATTCACGAAGGTATTCATAGGTACGTAATAATATTGGCTTTCTCTCACCATCAATAGTTACGTTCATTGAAACTGTTTTGTGCCATCTTGCTGGTTTTTGTATGGTGTTTTCACCTACAACCATTGTTGAGTTAGCAACGGTTAAATTGCCAAGAAATTTAATTTCAGATGCAATGACTTGCTCTGCGAGCATGATAAAAAGAGGTATTTTTTCAAGCGTAGCGGCATCGTTACGTTCTAAGTACGATTGAATATTTTCGACCAAACTGTCATAGGTCATTGCCACTGCTGTTGTCATAACTTTCCTTATTGTATAAGCAATTCCGCCTCGGCTTGCCTTCTTTTTGTTAACCCTGGCAGCTCTTTCATACCGCCTTTTACCCTAGCTTTATTCCATTTTTTTAATTGAAAAACGGCTTCATTAATATTGCCTTCATTCAATTTCTTTCTAAATGTGCTAGCCTTTAATCTGCCTACACCCATATTGTATGCAAAATCTGCTGCCGCAGCTAATTGAGAATCGTTTGCATTTGGGCATAAAGCTCTAGTTGCTTTTAAAAACATATTAGCGTCTCGAATTGCTCTTCGATCAGCGTATTCCTGAGTCCAAACAGTGTCGGGCAAAATATCAGCTCCGGTTGAACCCCATCCGCATGTTAACACACCCGCAGGACAGTAATAAGCTTTTAATCTACAACCTTCAAAACGCTTAATTAGCCTCAATAGAAGCTCTAAAGCGTCCATTATTTACCTCTTGAAGCAAATACTCGGTGAGCAAAATAAAAGCCTAGGATCACGCCTACAAGCTCTTTATCCCACTCGGTTAATACAAAGCCTTGTGTATATAAGCAAAACCACCAAATAAGAAGCGCTGTGGTTGCGCATGCAGGGCGGATAATCCCATTCCATGCATCTACCCAACCAATACCCGTTGGGGTGTTTACTGTTTTCATTGATGCAATAAAAGCTTCAGCATCCATTTTTTGTAGGTCTGCGTCAGCTTGTACTTCGACTTGTTTGATATTTAATTCGGATGAAACTTTGAGGCGTTCCATTTCCTGACTGTGTCTAGCGGCATCAAGCTCAGCTTGTAATTTTAAAGCCTCTAGTTCTTGTTTGTGATCTTGATGTTTATTCCATGCATTTGAGACCTCTCCCCAAATCATACGGAATACAGAACCACCTAAAAATGAAAATAAAGCGCTAAACATTATTTGCCTTTCCTTTGCATGTCATGTTCTTCAAGAATACGAATACGAACATTAAGTTCACTCATTTGCATTCTTAATTCTTCTTTTAATTTAGCTCTAGCTTCTGCTGATATAGGTGAGTCTGTAGGTCTTCCATCAGAAGTTATTAATGCAGGCATTTTAGATTTAACATCAATTAAATCCGCTTGTATAGAACTCATAGATGTAAGTAGCCAAGCAATAGCCGAGACTATCACTGGGAACAACATGGAGGTTATTTTGGATAAGTCCATATTATTTAACCAAGTGGGTTAGCAAAAAAAGAATAATAGTTCCTGCAGTTGCCAACAGGATTTGTTCTAATCGCTTGAGCCTAGCATTGATTGACTCATAACGAAAAGCACAGACTTCTTCGTGTGTGCTTAATCGTGAATGAACTTCTAATACATTAATTGAATTGTCATTTGACGTACTCATTACCTTCTGCCTTTCATGTTTGGCAGGGTAACAATTTTGTCAGGTTTAGTGTCAGCCATTTGTTTCCTCTACCTTGGGCTCTTCCTCTTTGGGTAATTGTGGTTGAGCTTGTTGTTGAATCTTTAAAATTAAGTTCCATGCGCCAGTTTTTGATGGCAATTCACCTAATCCCGCTAGTATTACGTTCGCTTCATCGATTGATAATTCAAACTTAAGTGTAACAGATGTAGTCATTTTTTTTCCTTTTTTAGTAAGTAATTAAAAATTTTTTTAGCCC